GTGTCAGGTGCTCAAACAACTACATTAAATGGTGCATTGTTAAACGATACTAATGGTACAGGAGGATCTGGAACAAGTATTACATTAACAAGTGCAACAGGTTTTTCTGCTACAGGTGGCACAATTTTAGTTGATCAAGAAATAATCACTTACACAGGAGTAAGTTCAAACGATTTAACAGGTATTACAAGAGGTGCTCAAGGAACATCAACTGCAGCTCATAGTAATGGTGTAACTGTTACTGAGATAACAAACTTCATAGGTTGGGGCGATCCTACAACTACTGGAGAAGTTATATTGGATCCGGGTTCATGGTCTCTAGATAATTTTGGTCAACAACTTATAGCTACAATCAAAGATGGTAAAACATGGGTTTGGGATGCGGGTTTATCTAATCCATTAGAAAGACGTGCAGTTATAATGACAGGAGCACCAACAGCGTCAAGACTTACAATAACTTCTGACAGGGATAGACATGTCGTACATTTTGGTACAGAAACAACTATTGGAGATAATACAACACAAGATCCAATGTTTATTAGATTTAGTGATCAAGAAAATTATAGTATTTATCAACCAACATCTGTTAACACCGCAGGTACATTTAGATTAGATACTGGTAATAAGATTGTAGCTGCCGTATCTGGAAAAGATTATAATTTAATTCTTACAGATCAAGCTGCCTACATAATGCAATTTGTAGGTCCACCATTTACTTTTTCAATAAGACAAGTTGGTTCTAATTGTGGGTGTATTGGTCAACATGCAGCTGTTTATGCGGATGGTCAAGTTTTTTGGATGGGAAGTGCAGGAGGTTTTTTTAAATTTGATGGTACAGTTAAATTATTACCCTCTTTAATTGAGGATTTTGTATTTACAACTGCAGGAAATAATTTAGGTGTAAATTATGCTTCTAATGAAATTATTTACGCATCCCATAATTCTTTGTTTAATGAAATAAATTGGTTTTATCCTCAAGGAAAACCTTTAACTGAACCATCTGTTCAAAATGATAGAACAGCTGTTTACAATTATGTTGAAAATACTTGGGCAACAATGAGTTTACCAAGAAGCACCTATGCAGATGCTTCCACATATGATGTCCCTTATGCAACAGAATTTAATTCATCAGGAACACCAACTATTGCAAATTTATTTGGACAAACAAATACATTTGGCGCAACTACCTACTTTGCTCAAGAAGTAGGATTAAATAAAATTGGTTTGGATGGTATTAATATACCAATAGCTGCTTTTGTACAATCTGGAGATTTTGATTTACCAAATGAGGGAGATGGACAATATTTATTAAGAGTAAGTAGATTTTTACCAGACTTTAAAAATTTGCAAGGTAAAGCAAAAGTAACTTTAAAAACAAAAAATTTTCCGATATCTAATATAACAACGACTTCTCAATTTGAAATTTTGCCAAATACATCTAAAAAAGATACAAGAGTTCGAGGAAGATTAGCAAATCTAAGAATTGAAAATACAGACAATAATGAAAGTTGGAGATTTGGAACATTTAGAGCAGATGTAAATGTGGACGGGAGAAGATAATGGCTAAAATAAATGTTTACGTACCTGAACCTCCAAAAGAATATACTGAAGAAGGTTTTAGACAAATTAACCAAGCAATATCAACAGTGGAGAATCAATTGAACACTTCTTATCAGCAAGACTTGAAAAATGAACAAGATTCGTTTAATTACTTTATGCAATGACAATAAGATATAAAAGCGAAACATTTGATTTGACAACTACTAATGTTACACCAATTTTAACATGTCCTAGTGATGCAACTATTATTGTAAAAAGCATACAAGCTGTACATGATACTGCGAGTAATGTGGATACTCATGTATTAATAACAAAATCAGGTGGGTCTGCAGTAAAAATTGCTTACGAAGAATTAAACAAGGCAACTGCAAATATGATTAAAGGATCTTTAAATTTAGAAGCAAGTGATGTTTTATCAATGCAAGCAGGTGCTGCTAATGAAATTTCAGGATCTGTTAGCTATGCTTTGATAGATAGATCACAGGAAAATGGCTAGAAAATTTAAAGACTTTGTTGAAAGACCAAAACCTAGAAAGAGACCTAGACGTCACACTAAGAGTCTTAACAAAAGTAAGAAAAGATGTTATAAAAAATACAATCGGCAAGGACGTAAACAATGACACAAAAAACTATTATTATTGACGGGGAAGAAGTACCTGTTATTCCAGCTAAAGCTGAGGAGGAAGTAGTTAATAAAAGAACACAAAAAAAATACGCTTCAAAAGAAGAATTTGACGCTGATGTAGCAGACTCTAATACAGATACAGTAAATGAAGACTTACAAATAAACCAAAAAATAACAGTTGCATCTTTACAGGTTTTTGGTAAAACCATGAAATGAAACCATATGGCGGAACTGAAATTCAGTTCGATTATTTAAAAAAACATGTAGATCAAGCTTTAGTAAATTCAGTTCAAATAACTACATCTGTTCCAGAAAAAATTCCTTTAGATCCAGTAAAGTCAAATATACTTTGGATTAAAAATTCATACGATCAACCAAACTTACAGAGTTGGTTTCAAAACAAAGATAATCATTCTAAGTACGACTGGTATGTTTTTAACTCACATTGGACATTTGAGAAATACAGATACTTTTTTAAAATTCCTGAAGATAGATCTACAGTTATAAAAAACGCTGTGGATTATGATGAGTTAAAACTTAAAACTGATTTTACCCCAAAACCTAAAATTAAAATGTGTTATATATCCACACCATGGAGAGGTTTAGAAGTAGCTTTAAATGCCATGGAATCAATAAAAGATCCTGATATAACTTTAGATGTTTATTCAAGCACAATTATTTATGGATCTAATTTTCACAATCAACACGATAAAGGCTATGAAAAACTTTATGAAAAAGCCAAGAGTTTACCTAACGTAAATTACATGGGCTATTGTCCTCATGATGAATTAGTAGAAAAATTAAAAGATTACGACATAAATTGTTTTCCTAGTATTTGGGAAGAGACATTCTGTATATCAGCGATGGAATCATTAGCCGCAGGTCAGTTATTAATAACTACGGATCTCGGTGCTATACCAGAAACATGTGCTGAGTTTCCTATTTACATTCCCTACACCTCGGACAAAGCTAAATTAGCTATTCAATTAAAAGAATGTATTTTACAATGTAAAGAAATGTTAAAAACTGATCTATCTTGGGGTCTAAAATTTCAACAAGAATATTATCAAAGATATTATGATTGGAAAATTATAAGTCGATTTTGGACTGATTTTTTAAAAGGGGCACTCACTGTCAAGCGAGAACAAAAATAATCATTTAATGGTGTGTACACCTGTGCATTCCGAAGTATCTATGCATTTTGCTAAAGCTTGCTTAGATTTACAGAAAGAATGTATCTTAAATAAAATTAAAATAACATTTCAATTAATGAAATCTTCTTTAGTAACTCAAGGAAGAAACTTATGTGCGTCTGGTTTTATGAACTCCGATGCAGATAGAATGATTTTTATAGATAGTGATATGGATTTTAGTACAAGATCTGTTTTAAGATTGTTTAATTCACCCCATGATGTTTCATTAATACCTTATCCAATGAAGACAGTGAATTATAATAAGTTTCAAACTGATTATAAAAGAAGACCAGATGATCTACCTAACACAATGGGTCATGTTTATCCTGTGACGGTAAAGGATCCAGAAAATATAGAACCAAAAGATGGTTATATTGAAGTAGAAAAAGGACCAACAGGTATGATGATGATTAAAAGATCTGTTTTTGAGCAACTAGAAAAAGAATATAGTCAACTTAATATTATACAAAAAACTATGGTTAACGGTGAGCTTGTTGAAAGACCGCATTACTATAACTTTTTTGATTCGTATTATAGTCCTAAGTCTAAAACCTATACAGGAGAGGACTTCTATTTCTGTAAATTATGGACATCTATGGGTGGCCAAATACATGCTCTTATTGACGAAGAAATAAGCCATGTAGGAGAATATCACTATACCGGAAAGTTCATGGACGACTTTACAAAAGTTGAGTGATATTGAAGAATAGCCTTATATAAGTTAAAATACCATAATAACTAGTTAAAATATTATGGATCCAGTTACAATAGCATTAGCAACTTTCGGTATACAAAAGCTTAGAGGTAAATCTACTAAACGAGCGTTTAGAGATGCAGCAATCGCAGGAACTTTAGGACAAGTGGGTGGTATGGCAGGTATAGGTAATTTAAAAGCTTTCGGTCAAGCTGGTCAAATGCCAAGTATGTTCGCTTCAGGAAATTATTTAGGTGATATAGGAGGAGCGGGAAGTCTTTCATTAGGTCAACAATTTTCGCAACAAACTTTAGCAGGAAGAGGGTTATCTAGTTTAATGGGAGATAAACCTATGCCTGGTGCAAAAGATTTCACACCTGAACAAATAGCAAAAACAGGGAAGACACAAGAACAATTAATACAGGGCTCTGGATTCAGAAGTTTTAGTCCAGGAACACAGTTAGGTATAGGTGCTGCTCTTACTACTGCTTTAGCAGGTGATGGGGATCCCGCTGAACTACCAGAAGGTACAAGACCTGAAGACTATGAAGAAGCAAAGAAAAAAGCAGATGAACAGCTCCAAGGAATTTTAAATAAATATGATTATGAAGCAGATGCTGCAGGCATCACGCAATCTTCATCTCCATATGATTATGGTGGACCTAATTCAATGTATACTTTCAATAAAGGCGGTATTGCAGAAATAAAAAAATTTAATTCAGGTGGTATAAATTATTTACCATCTATGATTGATCATGACAAAAATGATGTTAACAATTATGTAAGAGCTACTGGCTATGTAGAAGATGGTTCAGGAAATGGTGACAAAGATGAAGACACTATGTTAGCTCAGTTAGCAGATGGAGAATTCGTATCGAGAGCGGATGCAATTTTAGGAGCAGGTATCATGGAAGGTGCTAATCCTGAAAGTTTTAAGGACATGAGAAAAAAAGGAGCAGCATTCTTTTATGGCCAACAAGCTAAGTTCAAACGAATATTTGATTTATTAGATGAAGCCAAGAAGAAAACAAATTAAAAAAGAGGTCGGTGTATTATACATCGAACCAAAAAAACTTGACGAGTATTGGTCACTTGTTGAGTTTATGTTAAGAGAAGGTTTAAAATACGATGGTAACCCCATGGATATTGAAGATCTTCGAGAAGGAATTAAAGAAGGAGCCTTTCAATTGTTTATGATGTTTGGCTCTGACGATGGTGAGAAGTACAAAGTGTTTGGTGTATTTGTTACTAGAGTAATGGTTTTACCGAACTACAAACAATGTGAAGTTATATTGTTAAAAGGAGACAAAAGAGAATTATGGCAAGACGAGGCTGCAGAAACTATAGAAGACTTTGCAAGATCGGAAGATTGCAAAAAAATAGCAGTTCATGCAAGACCTGGTTGGAAAAAATTTTTAGGGACTAAACAATGGCAAGTAAAAAGATATTTATATACAAAGGAGTTAACGTAACATGAGTTTTATATTTGGAGGCGGAGGTGGCGGAGGCGACACTTCAGGGACACAAGTTTCAATAGCAAGAGAGGCTCCAGAAGTTGAAAGCCGAAAACTAGCCTTATATGATCAAGCTGCATCACTTGCTACAAGTCCTATAGGTATTCCTGAATATAAAGTTGCAGGTCCAAGTGGCTTAGAACAAACAGGGTTTCAACAAGCAGGGGTAACCGGTGTTGGTCAACCGGCTACTTCCGCAGGAATTGGATCTGTTTTAAGTTCAATGCAAGGACCAAATATAAATCAATTTTTAAATCCTTATCAATCTTATGTAACAGATGAAATAGCTAGACAAGGACAAATGGCTCAAAACCAATTATCTGCACGAGCAATAGACGCAGGTGCGTTTGGTGGTGGTAGAGAAGGTGTTCAAAGAGCAGAACTACAAAGAGCAACTCAAGCGAACATCGGACAATCAATGGCTTCTGGTTTCCAACAAGCAGCAGGATTGGCAGCACAGCAACAAGGCATACAACAAGCTGGTGGACAGTTGCTTGGTTCTTTGGGTGCACAACAACAAGCAATGCAACAGGCAGATATAGCAAGTCTATTACAAGCAGGTGGAGTACAAAGACAACTTGGACAACAAGCTTTAGATGCATCAAGACAAACAGAATTGGCTAGATCGTACGAACCATATCAAAGATTAGAATTCTTAAAAGGTATAATGACAAATATGCCAACATCACAATCCGCCGTAACAGCGACCACGGCACCAGGTAGTAACCCAATGGCACAAGCTGCAGGCGCGGGTATCGGTGCATACGCTGCTTACAATATGGCGAATAGGAGGGTTTAATGCCTTTACCAGCTTTAGGAGTATTAGGAATGTTAGGTCGGGGCGCAATGGCGGGTTATCGTACAATGCGTGGTATTAGAGCTGCTAGAGCAGCTCAAGGTGCGAAGATGGGTTATCAAAGAGCACTTGGTTCTCAAGGTGCTGGATTGGGATCTGGAACCTCAGGTACAGGATTACAAGGACTAATGGCAAGAGGAGCTAAAAAGTTTCCAGGAGCTACAGGATCAACTGAACTTACAACAGGTTTATTACTTGGTGGTGAAGGTGTCGGAGATGTTATGACAGGAGCTAAGGAAGGTGATATCGGACAAGTAGCATCTGGTATTGGTCAATTAGCTTTAGGTACACCGTTAGCTTCAAGAGGTTTAAGATTAACAGGTGCACAAAAAACTTTAAAAAAGAAATTTCCTGAAACAGCAAAAGCAATGCAAGCAACAGGTAAAGAATTTACAAAAAGAATACCAAAAGGAACTACAGCTGTAGGTCTTGGAGGCATAGGTACAGGGTTTGTTTTAGGGGACAAGGCTCCTGCTGAAGAACAAATATTAGGAGAACCTATCTCATTTACAGTTAGAGATGTTTTAAGAAGTGTTGAACAAGATAAACAAAATGCAGGTAAACCTACAGTAATAGATGGACAAGAAGTTATCATTGGTTCTCAAGATTATAAAAAAATTGCACAAGCAAAATTAGACGAAGCTTATAAAAATGAACAAGCTCAAGGTAGTACACCAGTAGCTACAGTAGACCAAATATCTCAAGTATTTACATTTGATCCTAATGTAACTGGAGGAGCAAATGTCACTAATGAAGGTGCTCTGCCAAAAGTATCAAAAGAAACAGATCTAAATGAAGGTGAAATACAATTTTTAGCTAACAAACAAGAGAAAGATGTTGAAAAAGGTGAAATAATTAGAAAGAAAATGGCAAGAAGTAAAGAAGCAGATGAGTTTAATTCTTTTTACGATAGAATTACGAACCTTACAGGCGGTAACGATCAAACAAGTAATCTTCTTTTATTAAAGTTTGCAACAGGTTTAATGTCAGGTAAGACAGCTCAGTCAGGAGTGAGAGGATTTTTAGATGTTGTAGGCCAATCTGGATCTGGTGTTACGGATACAGCTATAGCATTGTTTAGTAAAGAAAAAGATAGAAGAAATGATTTAGCAGTAGCATTTTTAAAAGCAAAAGAAAAACAAAAACCTGCCGGCATACAAGCTGATAAAGAGAGAAGAACAGTGGTGGTAAGAGACCCAAGTCTTCCTTTTGGTGCTAGAACAGTTCAAGTTGGTACTGATAAGAAAACAGGTTTAGATGTTATGTTTGTACCGACTCCAGATGGTTCAGGAACACAAGCTGTTCCAATGAAATATACTGAATATACACCGGTCAAAGTTTCAACCGCTAGATTAGATAAAATGCGTAAACAATTATCTAGTATTGAACAAGGTTATAAATTCACACAAGTAGTTGATTCATTACCAAAAGAAGCATTTGGTTTAACTGCAAAAGGTAAATTAGGTTTTGAAAAAGTAACAGGTGCAGTTGGAGATGCGTTTGAATTAATGGGCATTGGCGATGTAGGGTCTGCAAGTTCTAATGCAGATGCTGAAATAGTAGATTTGATTACTTCAGATAAAATTGATGATGCTGGAAATATTGTATCGAGCACAGAAGCAGAAAGAAAAGAAACAGAAAAAGTAGTAAATCAATATAGAAAAGAAGTAAGATCTATTATGGATGGTGCTAAAACTTCTGACGGTGAATTAGATAATATTACTAGAGCAAGATTAATTGAAGTAAGGATGAAGTACATTCTTGCTAATGCTAATAAAACTGAAGACAGATTAACAAGAGCGGACGTACAAGATGCTGAACAAGCAACTAAGATCATGGGATTATTTACAGGTGAAAAAGAAGTTAGATCTTCTTATAGAAACTTAGCAAAAGATTTAGAAGCACAGTTTTTAAGATTATCTAAAAACTACGTTGAAGCTGGTGGTAATGAGGAGTTCTTATTAAGTTTCGAACAAATGCCATATATTAGAAAAATATATGCAGACAGGGCAAACAATGATTTAAGACAAAATATAGCACAAAACCAAGAACAAATAATTGGAACAATTGAATAATGGCTACATTACAAGAATTACAAAATAGGTTAGATGAAAAAACATTTGACCCCTCTAAGCTTGATGATAACCAAAGAGCTGCAGTTGATTTAGCCTTAGAGTCAGGACAATTAAAAGGATATAAAAACGTAGCTGAAATAGAAAAAGAAAGAAACATAGGTGCTTCACTTATCGCTAAAGAGAAAGAAGCAAAAGCTGATCCCTTTAAAACAGCAACAAAAGGTATTTTTCCATTTACAGGAGAAGGTGTTGAAAGATCTGACTTAGAATTAGTTGGGGATGTAGCAGGTAGTGGAGCTGTTTATATAAAAGACATGCCTAAAATAGTTAGCGCGTTTGCTAGAGATCCTTCTGCTAGTTACAATGCAGATAAATTAAGGGCTGCATCAATTAATTTTGATAAATATGAAAAAGCATTAGGAAGATTACCAGTCATAAGAAATTTTAAAATTCTAGGTAATGTCGCTAGGTCATTTGGAAGAGTAGTAGACGGCTTTAGAACGGTATCAAAAGCACCATCACAATTATTATTAACTGAAGCTAAGTCACAATTAGCAGGTTCAGCAGGAGCTGGTGCGGGTTCAGTATTATATGATATGGCCAATGTAGCAACTGATTTTGAGACAGCAGCCAATAATGATTTAGGTGATGTTTCAGATAATGATGTTAAAAAACTTCCCTACGCTCAACAGGTATTAGTTCATTCAGCTGAAGCTATGCGTAATGCTTTATTTTTTAACTTAGCTGGATCTTCAATGGCTCCCATACTTGGTGCTACACTAAGAGGTACTAAGGGTATTTTAGGTTTAGGTAAAGAATCAAAAGAATTAGCGGAAGCGGCAAGTAAAAGAAATATTAATTTAAGTGCTTCTACAGTAGCACAAACTGAAAAACTTGGAGGAAGAATTGTACAAGGTTTTGAAAAAGTATTTGGAGTATTCCCCTTCGCCAACATCTTTGCTAAGAGACAAAGAGCTGCAGTTGAAAAACAATTATTTGAAAGAATGTTAACTGAAGTAATTACTAAAGCTCCATTAGAACAAGTAGGTATGTTGCAATATCAATTTTTACCTGCAATGCAAAAAAACTTTTTAGATTATAATAGAACTATCCAAACTCAATTTAAAATGGTTGACACTATTGCTGAAGGTATGGGTAACCCAAAGTTTATTCCCACTAAATCAGTAAAACAAGTTGCAGAAGATTTTATGAAAAGATTTGAAGCAACTTTACCTGAACCTTTTTTAGGAAGACAAGCACCTGATTACAACCAAAGAGTTCCAGAATACATGGCAACTAAAATGAAAGAGTCAGGTTTTGATGATTCTTTAATTGACGTTATAAATAAACTTAGAGGTATAGACGATCAAATAAGTCCGACTGAATACCAAGGCTTGATGAGAACATTAACTGCTAACTTAGCTGTAACAAGAATGAGAGACCCATCCCAAATAGCCTATTCTTTAAGAACAGCGTTCAAAGAAGATTTTAATAAAGTTGCTAATACAGATAACATTCAAGGTTATTTAGCAAGTGCAAACTTTAAACAACAGTACGACGATTTACTAAACTCAACAGGTAAAGAGGCGGCTGATCAATATGCAGAAAAAGTAACTAAAGGTATGGCTGACTTTGGTGAACAATTAGAATCAGCTAACAGATATTTTAGTACAATTGTTGGTGCTTTTAACAAGCCTACCGCAAGAAAGATAGCTAACACCTCTGCAAACATATTTTCTGTCAAAGGTATGTTAAATAATTTACCAGTAAAAGTAACAGGTGACCAAATGTGGAACAAAGTTTTAAGTCAAGAGTTTGCTAAAGGATCTGCAGATGGTATTAAAGAGCTTAGATATTTATTTGGCGTGAATAATCCTAATTTCAAAGAAGGTGCAGAACTTTTTAATAGATCAAGATCTAGATATATATGGGATGCTTTTTTAAAATCTTTTGAAAAACAACCTGATCTTGCGGGTAAAACTGTTGCAGACAGATTGGCGGATGCTGAAAGAGTTGGAGCAGTAAACTATAAAAACTTTGATGAAATATTTGATGCAGCAGGTACAAAAGAATTAGAACAAGTTACAAGAGTAGATCCTGTGATTGCACAAAGATATAAAATAGGTGAAGTAGACGCAAGAGATATTATGATTAAAGCTGGAGAAGCAGGTAACTTTAACATTAAAAAATTTAGAGAAGCTCTTGGTTATACCGATGAAGCAAGTAAAGAAGCATCAATGGCCAAATGGACTGAAATGTTTGGAGGTGGTACTCAAGGTAAAGCCGCCGCTAATGATTTAAGACAAATGATTGATATTTTAGACAAAGAATACGGTAAATTAATTTCTGACTCACAACAATTTATTATGAGAAGAATTATTCTATCTGGTGGTGCGGCTGGAGCAGCAGGAGCTTTTGTTGCAGGTGGTGGAACACTAGCCGCGGCAATTCCTTTTGCAATGCTTTTGGGTGCTGGTGGTTATATGTTATCAAGTCCACAAGCATTAAAAAGATTATTAGATGTATACACAGACATAGAGAGATTCGATAAAATGGGTAAAACAATGAATCCAGCTAACATGCCTAAGTCTATGTTTAGATTATTAAACTGGGCTGCGGATGAGGATAAAGATTTTCCTGATGTGGATCCTAAAAAAATTAACTTTGAAGAGGTAACTGATTATCTAATAAATAAAAATATCAAGGTACCAGCTTTCGGTTTTAGTACAAAAGCTATTGATCCTAGGTTAAGAAAAGATTTGTTTCCTGAGTTAAGTGTAATAGATAAGAGTTCACAATCTGAAGATATAGCTGGAGTAAACTTTTTAGATGGTGCTGACAAAGGTGGACAGGAAGCTAACGCAATTGTTAACTATATGCCTACCAACTTAAACCAACAACCACCAGCATATCAAGGTTTAGTAGATCCAAAATACACACAGCCAATTCAACCTGTTCAAAATATGCAACCTGTGAATTCACAACAGTTTAAAAGTTTATTTCCAAACGATCCGTTAGGACAAGCTTTAGCTGAAAGAGGACAACAATAATGGCTAAAAAAAGATCTGCAATAGATAGAATAGATAACCACGAAAAGATTTGTAGATTAATGCAAAAACAAACATTTGATCGAATAGATAGAATGGATGTCAGGATAGCAAGAATGGAAAAATGGATAATTGGTGGCTGTGTCGCTGTAGTTTTAGCTGTACTTTCTAATCATATGTAGTATTAAGTTCGGATGAAAATAATCCGAGAAGAATCAAAATTCACAATTACAGACTATAAATGGGATAACAAATACTCCTATG